TATCTTAACGTAGATGAAGATTGTTTATTAATAACAAGAGGTGTTGAAGGTGCAATAAAACAAGTATTTGAAACTTTAAACTTACAAAATTGTAATGTAGGGTTATTAACCCCTACCTTTGCAATGTATAATGTCTATGCAAAAGTGTATGGTGCTCGTGTTATTAATGTAAAAGGTGAATCTCCTAATTATAACATTAATATACAAGATATTATAAAAATACTCCCTGATATCAAAGTGTTGTTTTTAGATAATCCAAAAATGCACTTACCAAATTGCTTCACACATGAAGAATTGCATACCATACTTGAACATAGTCGGATACATAACGTAATAGTATTTTTAGATGAAATATATGCAGGGTGGGAATATAAAAGCTTTTTACCTAACCTCGAAAAATATAATAATTTAATTATATCTTCAAGTTTTTCAAAAATTGGATTTCCAGGAATAAAGACAGGTTGGCTAGCAACAAATAATAAGCTTAAAACAAAGCTTGAAACAACAAGATTATCATATGAGTTGGATTATTTTTCTTGTAAAGCTTTGGAATTTTTAATCCTTCATCAAAAATATTTTAAATGTTTAAAAGAAAATATTATTGATAAAAAACAACAGTGGTTAAAAGAATTATCTTGTAATAAAATATTCACTGCTTATGATTCAAAGGGCTTTAACTTGAGACTTTATTCAGACGATAGCAAAAAAATAAAGCAAGCTTATAATAATTTATACGCTAAAAAAATTATAACGAGTATAGTTGATAATAATAATTTAGTTTTTAGTGTAACACAAAACGATAAAGTAAGAGATATCATCTTACAAGAAATAAATTTATGAAAGCCGGTAAAATATGGGGTCAAACTGAATTAATTCACAGTAACGGTGTTTTGGAATTTCATCGTATTGAATATAAAGCCAAGGTACAGTGCTCGAAGCATAAGCATCAATTTAAATGGAATGGGTTTTTTGTTGAAAGTGGTCAAATGGTTGTTCGGGTGTGGCATGACGACTATGAACTAGTTGATGAGACAATTTTAAACGCTGGTGATTTTATGCAAGTTAAACCCGGATTATATCATCAATTTGAAGGTATAAAAGATGGTGTAGCCTTTGAGTTATATTGGGCCGAGTTTGATCATAATGATATAAACCGGGAATCAAATGGACGGCGAGTGTGAACATAGTGGGTTTTTCTATAAACCATCAGGTGTAGCTGACGAAGAAACTCGTAAGTGGTTACCTAGAGACTTTTCTTCTAAACAAATTACACACAGTGTTAAGAGAAATATAGATAGAAAGAGAACTTCAATTGATCACGTACAGATAGTACGCGACATACCGTTGTTTAGCTGGGTGGAGTTAAATCTTAACGAACTTTGTAATCGTACATGTCCATTCTGTCCAAGAAGCGGCGATTATCCTAATCAAAACCTTCATATGGATCCGGGGTTAGCTGCAGCTATAGCATTTCAATTAGATGAGTTAGATTTTTCTGGTATAATAAATATTAGTGGTACAGGTGAGCCCCTTTTAACAAGAAATCTCCTCGAAATTATAAAATGCTTTTGTGATAGACAAATTAATATTGAAATTGTAACAAATGGAGATAAATTAGAACCCGGGCTTATAAAAGATTTATACTCTATTGGCCTTTCACAGTTTGTAGTGAGTATGTACGACGGACCAGAACAAATAGATTACTTTAATAACCTATTTACAGAATGTCAAATTGTTAAGTCTAAGTATACGCTACGTGATCGGTGGTATAGTGAAGATGAAGATTTTGGTTTAATTTATACTAACCGAACCGGTGCACAAAAGGAACTTAAAAAGGCTACAACAAGACCGTGCTACTATCCACATTATGCCATGTATATAGACTGGAACGGTGACGTTCTATTATGTTGTCAAGATATGTATAATAGAACAGTAAAATTCGGAAATGTAGCAGAAAAACCTATCTTTGATATCTGGCGTGATAAACGTTTAAAAGATTTTAGAGATAAACTTAAAGATGGTAAGCGATGCCTATCTCCTTGTTCTAATTGTGACGCTAACGGAATGTTATTTGGAAAAAATCACGCAGACAAATGGTAATATAAAATGTTTAAACACCCAAATCATCCATCGGAAATTGAAGACATACATAAAGGCAGACGTGCAATAGTGTGTGGTAGTGCCCCTTCGTTAAACAATATAGATTTTAGTCGTGTATCAGATGATAACGTCATCTTTGCGTGTAACCAATCGGTTACAGTTATGTCTAAGTGTGATTATTTTTGTATGACTGATTTTGCAGTACCAAAGAATAGTTTTTTTGAATATGGTGTTAACATAACATCTAAAGTTGCTACATGGGGAAATTTTTATGACCATGAACATATTAAAAATTTGCATATGCAATTAAAAGATAAAATATATTTCTTTGAGAGAGATCATTCCAACCTATATGATCTTACTAAAAGAGATAAATTTATTCAAGGAATAGATTCTGTGCAATGTGCCGTGCATCTAGCTTATATTACTGGTTGCAGTGAAATAATTTTAGCTGGTGTCGACTTACAACATACTGATGGTGAGATATATTGCGATTCAAAAGTATATCAAGAAGATGTAGATTGGAGAGGGCATGTTTCAGAAATGGATACTTTAGATCTATCATTTGATAATTGGAAAGACATAGTGTCTAATAATGATGCCACGTTCTTTACTGCTAATAAAGAAAGTCGATTGACTGAATTAATGCCAACTCTACCTATTGAGTCGCTATATTGTTAAGTTGAATGAAAACTTTATCACATTAAATATCACACACCGACATCAATGAAAAAATATTTTGTAACATTTGTAAATTATAGTAGCGACTATAACAGTGAAGAGGACATGGAGAGATATCAGCTCTTTAAAAAACATAATTCTAAACGAAATAAAGATTATTGTTTAAAGCATAATTTTGAGTATATAGAGGCTGATGAAGAGGTATTTAAAATACCACATTTATTCTCTATACCTTCTATGCCTGAATTTGAAGTAAAAAATAACAACCATTTTGCTAGATGGCAGTTGTTTAAAAATTTTATCGATAATGGCGATCTTAAAGAGGGAGATGTTATTAGGCATCATGATGCAGATGTGTTTATTTGCGATATGGAAAAAGAGTTACCATATGATAAAAATTTTACTTATGCAATTGACTCCGGTAATACACATTGCTTTGGAGCATTTAATTTAAAAGTAAGTGATTTCGCTAACAAACTTATTGATACAATGCTATCAAAAGAAAGATTTGACTTATTAACAACAAAGAAATTTTATAAAGAAAATGACGGCGGGGAAGTATTCTATTATTGGGGGGATCAGCAAGCGTATTATATTGCAGCTGGTATAAAATGTCATAGCTGGTTGCCCTTTTATCTAATGCCTAATTATGGATTCCATTCTTATGTTACCCCATATGTTGTTTTTGGTTTAGATGAACTCGTAGATAATGTAGATATACTCCCGGTAACCTGGAACACTACCCATTTGCTTGGTGAGTCAGGTGGCGACTGGAATATTCAAAACGGATTAAGAGATGGGTGTGATATTTGTCATTCTACTAGAGATAAAACTATCTTAAGGCACTTTGCTGGCGGGCAAAAGTGGCGATTTGAGGAATATTTAAATTATTCCGCATAGTTGAACCTCAACATATTTATAATATAATATTAAATATGATAGTTACACAAAGCGTATATGACGGTAAGTTAATTCATGAAAGATTTGCTTATAAGTTTTTTCGAAAAGAAGTGTCGCCATGCGGTAATATTGTTGCGTTTAGATCCCCAATGTATGTATCTGACGCTCTAATTGATTTAGAGGATTCATTAAGTAATGATTTTATTCACAGTCAGGATGCAATAAATTTCTGTTGGGAGATCCCAAACTTATGTCCGTTTGGAGCTGTTTCCTTTCAACGGCTGTTAAATACAGCTATAGCTAATATTTTATCTAATATTATTCAAAAACCGATTGTAATAGATGGCGACGATCTCCTTGTACAAGATGAGTTTGTAGGCGCTGATGATAAAGTGAGACAATCTGGTAAGGTAAGTGTTTCTATTACCTACTCAAAAGATAATATCGCTGTTGGCCATACCGGTATTAATATTGTCGCCGGTGAGAAAGCCCCGGCTTTCGCTTACTCCTCAGGATTAACAAAAAAAGCGACTAAAGAATTTATGGAAGCAGTAATAGATTATTTCAATAATGAAGTTAGAGATCAATTTACTGCGACTACAAAAGTAATTGTATGAGTACACTAGTAACCGGAGGAACTGGATTAGTTGGGAGTCATTTTAATAAAGATTTTATTAAAGTATCTTCCAAGGATTACGATCTTATATCCAATAGTCAAACAACAGATCTTTTTGAAAAGGTAAAACCAGACCGAGTTATTCACACAGCAGCTAGGGTCGGTGGTTTAGGCTCGAATATGACCTACAAGGCTGATTATTTTTATGAAAATATCAGTATTAACACTAACGTTATTGAACAGAGTCGTAAAAATAATGTTAAGAGGTTAGCTTGCTTTTTAACCACATGTATTTTTCCTAGTGTAGTAAAATATCCTATAAGGCCAGAGTACCTTCACGATGGGCCTCCACATGAATCAAATTTTGGATATGCATACGCCAAAAGAATGTCTGAAGTTCAAATAAGAACTATCAACGAGCAGTACGGTAAAGAGTATTTTTGTGTCATTCCAACAAACATTTACGGACCCGGTGATAATTTTTCTTTACAACATGGACATGTAATTCCTATGCTTGTACATAAAATGTATTTGTCAAAAAAGCATAATACAGATTTTGAAGTATGGGGAACTGGTAAGCCCTTGAGGGAGTTTATTTTTGCTAAAGATGTAGCTGTATTAACTGAAAGGTTGCTTGATGAATATAAAGGAACAGCTCCGGTAATACTATCAACAAGTGAAGAAATCTCTATTAAGGAAGTTGTTGATATTTTAGTAGATGTGTTTAAATTCGAAGGTAAGGTTGTTTGGAATACAGACAAGCCTGATGGTCAGTATAAAAAGCCAACAGATAATTCTAAAGTAAGAGAGTTATTTACTGATTTTAAATTTACAGGTTTAAGAGAAGGTCTAGAAGAAACAGTTGAATGGTTTAATAAGAACTATGAAGACGCACGGACATAGAGCATTAATTACGGGTATTAACGGGCAGGATGGCTCATACTTAGCGGAATTTTTATTAGATAAAGGGTATGAAGTATTTGGTACCATTAAACGTAATTCAGTTTCAGAAAATCAGACTGCTAGGTTAGATAACGTATATAAAGAGATAAGGAACAATTTGTTTTATGCAGATTTATGTGATCTATCTTCGCTAATATCCGCAATTCATAAAAGCAGACCAACTGAAGTATATAATCTAGCTGCTCAATCCCATGTTAGGATTAGCTTCGATCAACCAATATATACTACATTAAGCACAGGAGTTGGTACTTTAAATTTATTGGAAGCGATCCGGATAATTGATCCTACAATAAAAATGTATCAAGCATCTTCTTCAGAGATGTTCGGTAATAGTGTAGACAGCGACGGGTATCAACGAGAAACTACACCTATGAACCCGGTATCTCCATATGGTTGCTCTAAAGTTTTTTCATATAACATATGTAAGAATTATCGTAAGTCATATAACCTATTTGCCGCAAACGGCATCCTTTTTAATCATGAGTCTCCTAGAAGGGGAAGCAACTTTGTAACTTCAAAGGTTGTAAAAACAGCTGTTCAAATTAAAAGAGGAATTAAGGATGAATTAGCGTTAGGAAATTTAGACGCGACGAGAGATTGGGGCCATGCTAGGGATTATGTTAAGGCAATGTGGATGATTTTACAACACGACAAGCCGGATGATTTCGTATGCGCTACAGGTATATCACATTCAGTAAGAGATCTAGTTGATTACACATTTTCCAGGCTTAAATTAAATAAAGATTGTGTAAAAACAGATCAAAAATTTTTACGACCAGAAGAATTATGCAATCTTAAAGGCGATAGTTCGAAAATAAAAAAGACTTTAGGGTGGACGCCAGAGTGTACTTTCGAGCAAATGATTGATGAGATGATTGAATATTGGGACAAAAAACTATGAACTTCTTTCAACTACAAAATAAACTATTTTATTCAAAAAAAGATAAAGCGGGGGAATTAGACACGGAAGGTGAGGATGCATTTGTTCCATTTCTGTTTAATAGATGGCTTTCTTTTTACAATAATGATATGTCTGTTTTTACAAACGAAACAGTTAATAAATTTAGCGTTATTTTTGATGATAAGCAACAATCTTATCGACTCTATTACCATCTTATACCACGGCTTAAATGGAAAAAAATAACGTACATTAAGAAAAAAAAGAAACAGGAAGAAGAAATAGATTTATCTGCTTTTGCAAAAAATAAAAATATTTCCGTTAGAGAACTCAAACACTATATAAAAGAATATGAATAGAGCACTAGTAACAGGGGGAGCCGGGTTTATCGGGTCTAATTTAGTCGATCAACTTCTATCTGATGGATACGAAGTGGCAGTAATTGATAATGAAAGTTCACAAGTAAACGCACAATTTTACTGGAACGAAAAAGCACAAAATCACTTAATAAACATTACAGATCAAAGAGAGTGTAGTAAGGTATTTGCGGATTTTAAACCTGATTATGTTTTTCATTTAGCAGCTCATTCACGAATTCCAATTGCTATTAAGAACCCTATCGAATCCTGTGACGTTAATGTTGTAGGCACATGTAATATGTTGCAACAAAGTAGGGAGTATGGTGTTAAAAGATTTATGTTTTCTTCAACATCTTCTGTATACGGTCTTAGTAACAAGTGCCCCTTAAAAGAAGATATGCCAAGAGACTGTCTTAATCCATATTCTGTTTCGAAAGCTGCTGCAGAAGACTTATGTAAGATGTATTTTAATCTCTTCGATGTAGAAACTGTTATTTTTAGATACTTTAATGTTTACGGGGAGCGACAGCCTTTAAAGGGTCAATACGCACCTCTTATTGGTATTTTTCAGAAACAAAAAGAACAAGGAGTGCCTCTGACTATCGTGGGTGACGGTAAACAGGCAAGAGACTTTACATATGTTGGAGATGTAGTTAATGCTAATATATTAGCAGCCACCAGCGACAATCCGGATATTTTAGGTGAAGTATTTAATGTTGGTTGTGGTAAAAATTACAGCGTGTTAGATGTTGCAGATATTATTGGCGGCGAGACAGAGTACATTCCTAACCGACCAGGTGAGGCACGTGAGACGTTAGCTGATTTAACAAAAAGTAATAAGCTTCTTAATTATAAGCCTAGTGTTGATCTAGAAGGTTGGATTAAATCATAGAGCTTGTTAAATAGAGTCATGGCAATGGCATCTATAGATAATTTAGCTCCAACAAGAAGTTTAATCGACTTAACAAAATCCGATAAAGGGGACTTTGGACTGCAAGACTATGATTTAACTTTCCTTTTTGATGATATTTTATTAATTGAGTATGTTGATCTAGCAGAAGATTTTAATAACGGTACTGATGCGATTGAAAGAAACGGAATATTAATTCCCACTAATCAAATAACAATGGCCTGGCGTAAAGGTAGGGTTATTCTAGCTGGACCTAAAGCAAAGTACGCTAAAGAAGGCGACATTGTTCTCTTCCCAAATAACATGGGTGTTACAATCACAGGCGCCACAGTACTAGGTAAAGGGACAGTAGAGAAGGGCATCTTTTTAAACGAAGAAAGAATGTTTGGAATCTGTAAAGAGAAAGATGATAATACAAAAAGCAGATCTTGATTCTCTCTTGTTGGATAATGTTTGTGAAATAAGATTCGCTCGTAGAATAATTAAAACTGGACAAGCTACTACGAGAAGAATGCTTTGTACAAAATCATTATCCTTACTAAACTCTATTAATGGTAGAATTTCGCTTAACTATTTTCCGCCTAAAGGCCCACCTAAGGCATATTTAGGTCCGGATCACTTAGCCGTTGCATGGGACATATTAATGCAAGATTATAGAAATATTAATATGAATCAATGCGATTTAATACAAGAGATCCCCGCTAATGATGATTTTTGGGTATATTTTAATGAAAATATATATCCAATGTCAGCAAAACAAAAATTTAATTTTATGAATTCATGAACCTAAGCTTAGAGAAAGTAACAGATTTTTTAAAACCATTCTTGTTACAAGAAATAGTAATAAGAACAGATAAAAAAGTTCTAAAGCGAGGAAAGCTTAAAATTTTTCAAATAAAACAATATTATATAAATTTAACTTTAGAGTTTAACGACTCTATAAAGTCATACGAAATACCCTACCCGTTTAAAATGCATCATGAAGAAGGTAAGGGTGTATTAAACTACCAACTAAGTTCATTTATTCCAAGGCCACAAATGACTATGGTTAAGTTTCTAGATAGTTCCTTAAAATCTAAACTGTACGATAATCTCGTCTATATATTGCCATCTGAAGAATCCACAATATAATAAAGTGTGTTAGGTGGTTTATTAAAAGTTTTTCCAGAAGGGTATACTCCCAACTCCGCGCAAGTAAAGCTACTAAAAAATATCGATCAAGCTTTCGACGACGGTTACAAATTTGTAGTATGCAATGCGCCTACCGGGTCGGGCAAAAGCTTTATATCAAAAACTCTCGCGAACGCCTCAACAGAATCGTCTTCCAATTTTAAGGATCTAATAACATCCTACACAGCATTTAAAATAGACCAAACAGGTTCATATATACACGAAGAAGAGTGCGAAGAAGAAGATCCACCCGGCGCGTTTGCACTTACTATAACAAAAGCTCTACAAGATCAATATAGAGATCTATTTAAAGATACAACTATACTTAAAGGTAAGAGTAACTACATTAGTACAATTGATTCAAATATTGATGTTGAGTTAGAATCATTGATTATGCCTAAGAATATATTAGAGGATCATAGAAGAAGGCATAAGTGCACCTATCATAACGACCGTAGAGATGCTCTAATAAACAAATTTGCAGCGTTAAATTATAACATGTTCTTTTCGTTGCCTAATCATATAAAAAAGAGACAGTTCTTAATTTGTGATGAAGCCGCTGAACTAGAAGATCAATTAGTTAAAGAATTTTCTTGCGACATTAATTTTGAAATGTTAAAAAGAATGGATATATTAGTAAGGCCATTCTATTCTAAAAACAGTGCTAATGTTATAAAGTGGATTAACAATTTATTATTAGATCTGAGCGATAAGATAGATCAACTCCGCGATATTATTAGTAGTGGTAATACTAATAATAAAAAATTTCTAATTGAAACAAGACGACAAATAGTGGGTATACGGAACCTCCACTCAAAGCTTTCATTAATTATTGATACGTGGAATGATAGCGAATATCTTTTTGAAACTAGTAAAGATGGTATTACATTTATGCCGTTGAAAGTAAACAAGCTTTCTAACCACTTATTTAAATATGCTGATAAGGTAGTATTAATGTCAGCTACAATTATTGACCCTTCAAATTTTTGTAAGAGCTTAGGTATAGATAAATTTAAGTATGTGGAAGCTGAGTCATCTTTTGATGCAAAAAACGCTCCAATATACTGCACAACAAAAGTTAAATTAAACTATCATAATTTAAAGCGAAGCTTACCTAAGATAGTAAAACAAATAAAGCAAATTTGTGAATTTCATAAAAATGATAAAGGTATTATACACACACATAATAATACTATAACGTCGTTTTTATCAAATCAATTAACTGATGAGAGATTTCTAGCTAGAGAGCCGGGTGTAAATAACGAAATGATAATAGAGCAGCATTTAGCCAACCCCGCGCCAACAGTGCTAGTGTCTCCCTCTTTGTCTCGTGGTGTAGATTTAAAAGATAATTTGGCTAGATTTCAAATTATTGTTAAAGCGCCTTATTTACCAACAAAAGATAAGAGGATTGAAAGATTAATGAAAGATGACTTTAACTGGTATTCGAATAAAATGCTATGTTCGGTGATTCAGTCATGTGGCCGGGGTGTTAGATCTAAAAAAGACTATTGTACAACCTATATACTAGATGGAGCTGTTGTAGAAAGTGTTGTAAATAATAAGCATAAGTTACCGAAATATTTCATCGACAGGTTTCTGTAATAAATATATAAGTACGCATGAAGAACCGAGCATTTCATTTTGAAATAAAAGATCTTCTAACGCAGTTTATCGCCGCGTTTGATAATACTGTTATTAGTAGATACAATAAAAATAGAAATCCTGAATCAAATATTGAGGTCCGATATGTCTTTGCTCCTAAGCAAAGAGTAATGTATGATATATTAAATAAAGCTCAAAACTTAACTCTCCCGGTCGTGGCAGTTAATTTAGCTTCAGTGACACGTGATAATGATAGAGTGTTTAATAAATTAGCTCCGTCATACGTACCAGTTCAAAAAATAGATAACCCAAAAGCTTCTTCGAAGTTTTTAATGCCCGTTCCAGTTAACCTGGAAGTCAATATGACAATTCTTGCAAGATATATGCAAGATGTTGATCAGATCGTTTCAAACTTTGTACCGTATAACAACCCGTATATTATCCTAACCTGGCAGGTACCGGATGATTTTGGAGCTCAATACCCACAAGAAATAAGAAGTGAAGTTTTGTGGAATGGTGAACTAACTTATGATACGCCTACAGATACTACATATAATGATAAATTTAGAGTAACAGTTGATACATCATTTACTATTAAAGGATGGTTGTTTCCTGAGCAGAAAGATACATCAGGTAATATTTTCAAGATAGATAATAATTTTATAGCCGTTGATCTAGCTAACAAAATTTACTCACCACTTGATCCTACATTACCCGTTCAAGATAATACGTATCAAGAATTAGGCTACGCACGATTATCTAGTTATCACACGGGCGTTTCAGCACAACAGTCGACAGTAAACACAAACTACACAGAGACAATTACTGTATCAGGTATACCTGAATTTACTAATATTTTTTACGCGACAACCGGTACATATCAAGCAATTAATGATTTTCCTCTAGGAACATTAACACAAATCACCAGCGGTGACGCTAATAACTTTATTTTATACGGAAAAAGATTTGACGCAGATAATAAGTTTTATTTAAGTTCATATGTTACTAGTTTCTATACCAACTACACAGCGATAACTTCAGCTAAAAACTCAACAATTAGTGGTTACGAGCTTGGTAATAATTTTTATAAAGTTGTTAACGATAATGTAGTTAACTTCTTCTTCCCCGCATCTTCGCTCAGTGCTGCCAAAGCTGGTGAATTTACAATTGTAACTGGAAACGAGGCTGGCTGGGCAACTTCCTATCAAGCCAGTAGCTCTATCCTTAAATTAGTATAAATATATATAATGCCTGGATCCGGATCAACAACAAGTTCAAGTCAAAACCGCTCCTATGTAACGAATGACGGTCGTGCAGCCACTTTTGGAAGAAATTTAATGCAATACATCCAGAATAGGCTACCCTATTCGACAGACGCACGCGAAGAAAACGACGCATTAAATCCTAAGTACAAGTTCTTTCAAAAAGCTGGTATGAGAAGGGCAGAAGCCTTAGCTAAAGCTTCCGTATCTTCTTCTAACCCATACAACAACATTCCTATAGGTGATTTCGCTAAAGACTCATCTTTCGGTGACGTTATGTATGCAAACATATCCGATGATAAAGTTGGTAGGTTAAGAGATTATAGGATAATGGCTGCTTATTCAGAGATATCTGATGCGTTAGACGAGATCTGTGACGAGACCATTAATCCGGATGAAACAGGGTGGATCACTAATCTACAATTAAAAGAGGTTGATCTAACCTTAGATGAAAAAGGTGAATTAGAAACCCAATTTCATAGATATGTAGAATATTATGACCTTAAAAACAAAGGATGGCAATACTTTAGGCAATTATTGGTTGAAGGAGAAGTATTTTTTGAGCAAATAATTCACGAAGGGTTTGTTAAGGACGGTGTATTAGGTGTTATTAACTTGCCTTCAGAGATTATTGACCCGGTATATAATAATATACAAAATATGCTTGTTAAAGGGTATATTTATAAAAAGCCAATTTTTAGTCCTACTCAGCCAAATAAAGTCGAAAAGGTTGAATTTATTCCCATGGATCAAAACCAGATTATGTATGTTAATTCTGGTGTGTACAACGAAACAAAGAATTTTATTATACCTTTCTTAGAAAATGCTAGACGCCCGTATAGACAATTATCTTTAATTGAGGATGCTATTGTTATCTATCGCCTAGTGAGAGCGCCAGAAAGATTGGTCTTTAATGTTGATGTTGGTAATATGCCTCCACCAAAAGCTGAAGCATATCTTAAAAAGCTTATTCAAAATTATTGGTCGAGAAAGACATTCGATATTGATCAAGACGATATCGTAAAGAAATTTAATCCACAATCAATGCTTGATGCGTTTTGGTTTGCTAAACGTCAGGGATCAGACGGTACAACGGTCGATCAATTAGCAGGTGGTGCTAATTTAGGCGAATTATCTGACCTAATGTACTTTATTAAAAAGCTGTATAGAGCGCTTAAAGTACCTGCTGCTAGATTAGATCCTCAAGACCAAGCTTCTGTTGACGGGTCGACAATTTTAAGAGAAGAACTTAAATTTGCGAGGTTTGTAATGAGACAACAGCAAAGATTTGCTGCTGGCCTTAAAAAAGGATTTATCACTCATTTAACCTTAATGGGTACATTTGAGAAATTAGAACTTACTGAACAGAATATTGAAGTCGAGTTTAATGTACCTACTAATTTCTATGAATTAAGAGAGAATCAGAGACTCGAGCTTAAAGCCGGTAACTATACCAATTTAGCAGGTAATGAGTTCGTTTCTGCAACTTACGCCCAGAAAAAGTATCTTGGGTGGAAAGATAAAGATATCTTAGCTAACAGAGAATTCTTAAGAAAAGATGCTGAATTGCAATGGGAGCTGGCTAATATTATAGCAGCTGGCCCTGCTTGGAAGGAAGCTGCTCTAGCCGGCGAGCTAGCAGAAGGTGAAGCAGCTGTTGGTGGTGAAGGTGCTGGTGTAGGAGGCGGTGAAGGCGGCATCCCAGAGTTTGGCGGCGGTGAAGCCGACGTTGGTGAAGCCGATACAGAGGAAGTCGCCGAGACTGAAGTCGAAGTAGAAGAGCCCGTAGTTTAACGCGCTGGGTTGCTGCTAAAGAACTGAGTTCTGTAATAAATAGCTCCGGTGCTAGCAGCATACGCGGATACATCGTTAACGTTAGTTAAACCTCTAAAAGTAAAAGAGTCATTATCGTCGAGCGCAAACCCGTGCGCACCACTAGCGTTATTGTTGTCATATATAGTAACAATACCACCCGTCTTATTCTCTATAATAACTTCAGAACAAGGTTGCCCAACCCCGTAGCCTCCAACGTCGACACTTGACAGACACGTTAAGGTAGTAGCGGCAAGACGCATGCTGAATGTTCTACACTGATTTATATTATAATAAGTGCTACCGTAATTAGTTGTTGGTGTTATAGCCATATATTTATTTATGCTGAATAAATAATTTTATGGCACTTGCATGCAACATTACACCACTTTCCGCTTTCTTATCAACAAATTTAAATAGTAAAATTAAAACTTATGATAATTTAGGGGATAGAATTAAGAGATCTTTAGGATATCCATTAGTTAGTTTAGAAATACATACAGACCAGCTTAGACAAAGCATTCAAATAGCAGTTGAATATTTTACTAAATACGCTGGATATACAAGAGAATTTTTAATATTTGATTCAGATATGTATGAACAGAATAAAGGAATTCGATTAGATTTCCTTTATACACTAGCAAATACCGATCTAAATACCAAACAAAAACAAGTAGATGGTACAAATCCTCTTGGCCCAGGTCCAGAGTGGTATGGCTCATATGCACCTACTACATTAAGTGCAGCCGGAAAAGGTAATTCTGAAAGATCTATCGCCTCTGTATATGTTGCTACTTCAACATTAAGTGCATCTAATTTTGTTACTTCATACAGTCTTTCATCTCTCTTTGCAAGTCAATCTGGAGAAGGGGGCGGATCTACTGGCCCAGGGATTGCTGCATTTGAAGTATTTAATGAAACACTTTACAAGGACATAACAGCTTTTACACCAGGTCTTAGCGCTTATTTTAAAGCAACACCACCACAAACTGTACCGTTTGAAGGTCAAGATTCGTCAGCACTCTATTATCAAAATGTATTTGACTATGATGTAATGGAATATAGAAAAGTTGTTGATGTAATAGACTTTGAAGAAGGTTCATCTACCGGTATTAATACACTATTTACACTCGAACAAACACTAGCGCAGCAGACTTATTTTAGTTATGCACTGGGTAATTACGGGTTTGATCTTGTGTCTTGGTACTCACTTAAAGAGTGGATTGATACAAGGGAAAAATTATTAGCAATCCGAAGAGATATAAAATTCGATTCAAGAACCCAATATTTGCAAATGTACCCGCAACCTAATAACGATAAATTTTATGGCGTTATTGGGTGTTATTTAGAGCGCGCAATACGAGATGTTATTATGGAGCAATGGGTTTATGAATATGCGCTAGCGCTAACACAAATAACAATCGGGCGAGTTAGAGGTAAATTTGGTAATGTTCAATTATTAGGTGGAGGCGCGTTAAATTATGATATGTTAACAGAAGGTTTAGAGAAAAAAGCTGAACTCGAAGGTAAACTATTGGAGGGAGCTTCACCTGGATTTGGGGACACAGAACCGCCAATGTTCTTTGTGGGATGAGGAAAAAGTGGCGTCAAGGCGTTTTTACACCTAAAAATTCTGAAAAATTTATTGGGTCGAAAGCTATTTATCGGTCTGGATTAGAGTTAATATTTTTTAGATTTTGTGATAATAATCCTAATGTAATTAAATGGGGAAGTGAAAATGTAGTTGTACCGTATAAAAGTCCATTGGACAATAGAGTACATAAATATTATGTTGATAATTTTGTAACTATAAAAGAAGGTAAAGACACTATTAGCTATCTTGTTGAAATTAAACCATCAAAACAAACTAAACCACCTCAAACAAAATATAGAAAAAAGCAGCATTTAATTTACGAGCAAAAAGCGTATGTAACTAATCAAGCAAAATGGAAAGCTGCTCGAGAATATTGTAAAAAGCGCGGCTTCACTTTCATTATTATTACAGAAAAGGAGCTTTATCCAAAGGGGTGACTAAATAATAGTATGGCGTTAAAACTTAACTTGGTTGTGGAAAAACCCGATGTGAACGATGAGTTCGAATACATTGAAGAAGAAGTAGATAGAAACTCCCCTTCCAATTTATATATAAAAGGCCCTTATATGATGGCTGAGGGTGTAAACAAAAACAACCGGCTTTATCCATTAGACGAGTTAGAGAGAGAAGCAACACGATATGTTGAAGAGATGATCAAGCCTGGTCGCGCAATGGGAGAGCTAAATCACCCAACTACAGCAGATGTTGATCTAGAAAGAGCCTGCCACATGGTAACCGAATTAAAGCAAGACGGGAATGTGTTTTATGGTAAATCAAAAGTTTTATCTACACCCTGCGGTCAAATAGTTAGATCTCTTATTAACGACGGTGTAAAAGTTGGTATGTCTTCACGCGCATTAGGAACCCTTGAAGAGAGTAGCGATCATAGTACTGTAAAAAATATGAAACTTGTAGCTATTGACTGTGTTGCAGACCCATCCTACCCCAAGGCATTTGTAAATGGAATCTTAGAATCAAAGCAATGGGTGCTTGTTGGTAATGATAAATACACCGAAGTATACGAAAATTTCGAAAAATCACTAGAAAAGCTCCCTAAAAAGGAGATTGATACCTTTTTACGTGACAGAATCCTTAGCTTTATTAAATCTATATAATAAATAATATTATGGCTAAAGAAAAATTAAAGATTATTAAGGTCATTGAGCATATTTCTAAGAAAAATTATGCCCAGGCACATAAATATTTAAAGAGCGTAATTGAAGATAAGATTACAAGAAGAATCAATCGCGCAACTGAAAAACCACTCTTTTAAACATGAAGAACGAAAAAGCATTACCAGAACAAGCAGCAGAGGTATTAACAGAAGAGTCTGTTAAGGAAATTGAAACTGCTATTGAAGAAAAAATTCAATTATCAGTTGAAGCTGCTTTAACGAATCAAGATGAGCTCTATGCTGAAAAACTTGAGGAGTTAGTAGGCGCAATTGATAAAGATCATACAAATAAACTTAAAAGAGTGGTTGAAGCTGTTGATCATAACAACGCCAATAAGCTTATTACTGTTGTAAAGCGTTATGAAAGCGAGCTTAATGGTAGAGCTAGTAAGTTCAAGTCGACTTTAGTTGAAAGTATTTCAGATTACCTAGAAGAGTATATTAATGAAGCTGTACCTACACAGGCTATTGAAGAAGCAACCAAAAACAGAACATCACGTGAAGTTCTTGCTAATTTAAGAAAGGTTCTTGCTGTTGATTCTTCTCTTATGGCAGAGTCTGTTAAAGAGGCGGTTGTCGACGGTAAGACACAGATTGATGAGTTGTCACAAACAGTTACAGCGCTTAAAAAAGAAAATAACCTTCTTAAAGAAGCATATACTAAAACAAAAGCAGATCTTGTATTAGAGTCTAAAACTGCACATTTAACAGGTAAAAAGAAAGAGTATATGATAAAGATTCTTCATGATAAGTCACCAAAATTTATTGAAGAAAATTTTGATTACACAGAAAGGCTTTTTGATAAAAAGGAAAAAGAAAGACTTAGTGTTATTAAAGAGGAGGCATTTACACAGCGAAAGGTCAAAACTGATGCCCCACGACCAAAGATTTCAGAGAAGAAAAAAGAGAACTCATCTAATCCATACTTGGAGGAACTTAAAAGAACTCACAAATAATTTCAACCCTGAACAATGAGGTGCATTTGTCACCTGAGTATCTTGGGACTAGATCCCATGAGGTAAAATGAAAGGAAACGTTTTATATGAACAAACCACAGTCATTTATAGATAGAGATAGAGCAGATACACTTCTTGAGAAGTGGGCACCTGTTCTTGAATATTCTTCTGATAGTGTTAAGCCCATTGAAGACGATCATACCCGTTTAAATACCGCCATTCTTCTTGAGAACCAGGAAAAGTGGTGTATTGAAGAAGCAAACTCCGCCGGTCACGGTGGAGCCTTCGGTAGCGGTGCTTCTACTTCGAACATATTCTCTCCGCCTGGTACTACCGGGTCGAATGATAATTATGCTCCTGGTGACGCTCGTCTTCCTAAAGTGCTTATCCCGATGATTCGTCGTACGTTCCCTGAGCTTATCACTAACGAAATCGTTGGTGTCCAGCCTATGTCAGGTCCTGTTGGACTTGCTTTTGCTCTTCGTTATGCTTACGAGTCTACTTATCTTGGAGCCGGTACTGATGGTACTGGTGATGCTACTACCAATCCTATTGGATCTGGTACTACAGGTCCAGGATTTACGCCTGGTTCGCATCCAACGATTGCAGGAGGTAACAAGACATATGATGGCGCTGCCGGTCTTCCGGGTGATGAACTTGGATACCAACTTCTTGATACCCGCTTCACCGGTACGTCTTCGACACGGTTGAGTGGTACTCCTGATGGTTCAACTTGGGCCTTCACTGCGCAAGATAAAGGTGTCGCTCAGATTCTTTCCGCTTTCGAGATTACTGGTAACATTCCTCAGGTCGAGGTTAAGTTCGAGAAAACAGCAGTTGAGGCCGGCACACGCCGTCTTGGCGCACGTTGGTCTGTCGAACTTGAGCAAGATCTTAAGAACATGAATGGTATCGATATTGACGCCGAGATCACAAACGCTATGTCGTATGAGATTCAGGCTGAGATCGACCGTGAAATGCTCATGAGAATGATCCAGTCAGCTCTCGGAGCTGGACTGAACAAAGGCTACTCCCTCTGGTCACCTGCTTCTGCAGATGGTCGTTGGATGGTCGAGCGTAATAGGGACTTCTATCAACGTCTTATCATCGAAGCCAATCGTATCGCCGTACGTAACAGACGTGGAGCAGCTAACTTTGTTGTTGCTACTCCTCGTGTTTGCGCCATCCTCGAGATGCTCCCTGAATTTCAGTGGGTGCCTGTGCAGGGTGATGTTAACACGCAGCCTGTTGGTATTGCAAAGGTTGGTTCACTCGGTGGGAGATTCAACGTTTACCGTGATACCAGAACAGAGGTTCAGAACTCTAGTTACTACAACAATCCTAATGTTAATCAGTATGACTCAAATGGTACTGCTAACATCGAGTATGCGTTGCTTGGTTACAAAGGTCCTGAGTTCTACGACACTGGTATCATTTATTGTCCTTACATTCCTGTCATGGTTCAGAGAACTATTGGTCCTAACGACTTCGCGCCACGTGTTGGCTTGCTTACTCGTTATGGTGTTGTTGACAACATCTTCGGGGCTGATCTCTACTACCATGTAGTTATTGTTCAGGGACTCGGTACTGCGTTTACTCCGGCTTCTCAGTCAGTGTACTTCTAATCTTAGAACGTCGCTGATTAAGCAGCAGTCGAGAGACAAATCACAAAAACGGTGGAACGAAAGTTCCATCGTTTTTTTTTGCTTTAGTTACGTAAATTCAAACACATTTCAATAAATATTAATATGGCACAGAATATTCCAATCACTTCATACACTAATGGCTTTTTTGCTAACGATGTTATCGATCCTCCACAGCTCTTAGACGAGGTACCTTTTGTAAGTAACGCGATCGGTAAGAATATAGCAAGAACATCTGGGTTTGATATTTTATCTTCTGGATCAAATCCCAACGATACAGGTTCAGCTCTTATAGGTATACACAGCACAGCTTCATATGGCAACCAGTGGGGTACACAACACACTACCGGAGGACCCGGATTATCTGCAGTGGGAGTTTTGTGGAAAACAGATGCATCCCTACAAGCAGATGATGCTAGTTCTGGGCTTTCACGTACTACAAGAGTTATTCACTTAAGTACGCCTAACCGAGCAACCCCTCATACAAATCATAGAAACACTACAATTTGTACATTTATTTCAGCAGCTATTGACCTTGCTGTAGTATATAGAAACGGGTTTACAGCTACTTATACTTTATCTGCAGGTAACACTAATTTTAACGCTAAAGGTAATGGGTACACCGGCTATGGTGGATTAAGCGCGACAGGTAATGCATACAACGTTGAAACAAATGTTGGACCTAATATCCGTCGATTAGTTGCTTTAGGTTATCGCTAACTAGAGAACCTAGGAGAGCGCCTTACTTAGTTAAAAGTAATAAGAGTAGTATTCTACTCGTGTCATTGCTTCTCCCACGGGATACACAGGGTACGCCTAGTAGTTTTAAAACTCTTGCCTACCTGCTATACCTTCTTCTACTTCATTGTAGAGAATGTAACCATCTTGCTTATTACTATCCCAATATGCTGATGCTGTAGCATAATTACTAAAATGATGTTCTTGTAAATAGTTATCAGATATTCGAATGCCGGCATCGTCTAATGTATATTCTACTAAGTCTACGTAATAGCCACTCATGGGCTCTCTTAGCGGATCACATTCTGCTATATTCCAGTCGTATTCTTTCATAAGTAATTTATTGTATATTATAAACCATAATAATCCATTATATTTTTTTCTATAGCCGCCCGCGTAGTACTACAATCACCGTCGAAGACTAATACTTCAGCAACCCTTCCGTCTAAAGCATAGCTAGTAACACTACTA